TACTAGGGTGTAACTCACTGTTCGTGAGTTATGCCCTTTTTTTGTATTTTTATAAAGGAGGAAAGGGATGAAAGATATAGATTATATTCAATCAAATCTAAAACCTAGACCATATAATGCGAATGAGGTTGTTAGATTAGTTAATATGAAGCAAGCCAAATTATATATAAGTAATAAAATATATCCCATAGATATATATACTAGTGTAAATAAAAAAGAAGAATCGGTACTTGTTATGGTGTTTTTAAAAGAAGAAACACAAGAAGCGTATAAACTTTGGCTTAATTATGCTTTAGAGGAAAATACTGTATGAATAATGAATATGGCAAACATAATAAAGAAACTATTCTTCTATCTTTAGATACGAGTTCCACAAAGACGGGGTGGGCTATATTTGGGAATGGTATATATGAAGAATCGGGAGTTTTAGATTGGTCTCATGTAAAAGAAACTGAAGACAGATTACTAATAATGTATATAGATATAATTCAACTTATTAATAAATATGAGCCAGATATTCTAGTTATAGAAAAGGATATTGTGGGTTCGGGTAAAAGACAAAATATGTCTACAATTAATACACTGGTTAAATTAATTGGTGGTGTATGGGCATATTGTGTACAATTGAATATGGATACTCCAATGAATTTTCAGACTGGGGAATTTAATGTGTATTATGTAGAATACACTCCATCTGAATGGAGAAAATTAGTTGGAATTACTGCTCGTAAAAGAGATGATTGTAAAGCAGCTTCAATTAAAATAATAAAAGACATATATAATAAAGATGTAGATGATAATGAAGCTGATGCTATAAATATTGGACAAGCGTATGTAAACGATTGTGATTGGCGTTAGGAAGAGTAAATAGAATAATGTGCTCTTCTCTTCTATTTTTTTGATTGAAAAGGAGAATTGATATGGAAATTAAAAATACGATTGAAATTGATGTTAGGGATTTTGTAAATAAATATACTAAGTTTAGTACGGCAACTGTTAAAGAATCTTATTTAAAAACTGCTGTTAAATTTGTTGATTATATTAACTTTGAAGTAGTTGAAGTATTATGTGACCAGATTCTTGCTAATAGTTGTTATGACAAAAATGGCAACGTAAAAATTAATACATGTAAAAAATATATTATGTATATTTATACTATTTTTAATCATTATACTAATATTACTGTTCATTCTGATAAATGGATGGAGGAATTTAATCTTCTTTCTAAAGCAGGATTGGTTGAAGCTGTTTGTCAATTAATGCCTGAGAATTTAATTACAACTTTGGATAGTATATTAAAAATGAAGAGTGATGATATGATGACTAATTATTATGAACCTCATGCTTTTATTTCTAATCAGGTTCTTAAATATGCTCCTATAATTCATGGAGTGATTGATAAATTTTTAGGAGGAATTGAACAGATTAGTAAAGAGGTTGATTGGAATGAATTGATTGACAAATTTAAAGAGGTGAAATAAATGTCTATTCAATTAGAAATACCAAAAGAATTAGAAAAAGATGTGCAGAAATATGGAAATAATATTGCCAAAAATATAGCAATACAGGTCAGAGATGCATTAACTGAAGAGTATAATTATTCCGTACAACAATTTTATGCGTCTTATGATCCCAAAGATTATAAACGTCAATATTCATTATATAATACTGGTAAAAAATATTATAAAAATCCTCATGGAACTAGGTTTTATGGAGGGGTTGAAATTTTTCCAGATAAAATGGGTAAACACCATGATTCTAATGATTATGTTTTAAATATTTCATTGATGGGTATTCATGGTGAACCTTCAATAGAAATTACTCCTCCATGGATTTTAGAACATATGTTGACTTATCAAAAAATTTTATTTGATTCAATAGACTCAAATGATGGAGGAATAGGGAGTAATGCTATTGCCAATGCAAAATCTGGTTCATATTCTATTTTAAATTTTAAATAATTTAAGGAGGTATAATAATGGCAGATAGTAAAAATATGGTAATTAGAATTGTATCCGATGCTAAGGATTTTGTTAAAGGAATGAGAGAAGCTCTTCAAGAAATACAATCTGCCAGTCAGAAAGCACAAGGTTTTGACAAAATAGCAGAAGATGCAACTGATTTAAAAGAACAATTATCGAAAGTAGCAGAAAATTTAAAATTAATAGAATCAACAACAAAAAGTGGTACTACAGCTGTTGATGCACAAGTGGGAGCACTTGAAAGAAATGTAGATAATTTAAATAAAAAATTTGATAGTTTTAGACATACTTTTGGGACATTACAAGAAACAGTCAGGAATCTCAATACTGATACTTTAAATGCTCAAATGGAAAAAATGTCCTCTAATATGAAAGAGGTTGCTTTACAATATACTCTTTTAAAAAAAGAATCAGAAAGTTTTTTAAGTAATAGAACTAATATAAATGATATTACTAATATAAGTCAACTTGAAAAAGCTTTTAATGAAGCAGAATTTTTGTTTCAAAATTTTAACGAAGCAAATAAAAAGGGAATAAAAGGTGGATATAGTAAAGAATATCAAGAAGCCGCTTCTGCTTTGTTTAAATATGCAGAAGCATTGGTACAGGTTGATGCTGCTTATACAGATGCTAATAATGATAAACCTTTTTTATCTCCAGAAAAACTAGATTCAATAATTAAAATATCTGAACAAGCTTCTAAAGTACTAGGTAGCCAATTGTCCAATCAGACAAGACAAGCAATCGAAACAATGTTTTCTTCAATTGATATAGGGGCTTTTTTTCAAAAACAAATATCTGGAACGATTGAAAATGGAACTAAAGGTTTTGTGGTTAAAGGGGCTATTGAAATTCCAGTTAAATTAAAAGAAAATGCGAAAAGAGATATAACAGCTCAAATTGGAGAAATAATTGGTAATGCACAATCACAAATAGACGAACATCCTATTCAATTTAATTTTAATCCTATTAAAGAAGACGAAAATAAATTATCTGAAGCAATTAATTCTTATTTTAATGATATTTCTATGCGTCTTCAAGAACAGGCTCAAGAATTAAATAATACAATGGGGAAAATTTTAAATGAAACAGGAATTAAACAAACACAGCAAAATTTTGAAGGTATTGCCACTTCAATAACTCAACTCCTTGCTAGTTTAAAAGATTTTTCCAAAGAAATTGATACAATTAAAACAGCAGATGAAAAATTTAATGCTTCATTTTCTTCTGAAAATTTAGAATTATATTCTAAAAACTTGGAAGGAATTTCAGAAAGTTTTAAAAAATTAACAGCTGCTATTGATAATGTATCTACAAAATTAAACAAAAATGGGCTTGAAAGTCAATTTGAAATAATTAAAAATAATTATTCTAAACTCGATTTAGGATTATTGTCTCAAGGAACAAAAGGAAAAGAAGAAAAAGAATTAGAACTTATAAAAGAAAAGAAAAAACAATTACGTGAGTTATTTTCTTTATATTCAACATACCAAGCTAGAGGTGGTATTAGACCAATTACGGATTTATTATCTGGAGAATCTGACGCAGAAAAAATAAAATACTTTAATAACGAATATAAAAAGTATATAAAAAATAATAAATCAGTTAAAAAAAAGACCGACAAGACAGATTTAGGTAGCGATATTTTTATACCATCTGGAATATTAGAAACTGATAAAGAACAATTAAATGAAATTTTATCTTTACTTAAAGAGATTAATCAAACCCTTCAAGATATAGGTAAAACGGGTATAAATACTTCTAAAAATTTAAAACCTTTAACAAATAATCAAGGAAATAATGACATAACTCACCCATCATCTTTTTCACAACCAAAAACAAGAACGCCTAGGCAAAAACTTGTTATCCCTTCAAAAAAAGAGCCGCAAGAAGAACAAACAGAACAAATATCTCAAGAAACAGTTAATTCAAATAAACAAGTAATTGATTCTAATAATAAATTAGCTCATAGTGCAGAAGAAGCAGCACAATCAATTCATCAAGAAAAAGAAGCGTCTAAAGAATTAACAAATGAAGAAAAAGAAAAAAAAATAAACGGCTTAATGTATCATTATGGAAATATTAATGGGCAATCTCAAAGATCGTCTCATCCATTTGGAGATGAATTAAAATCTTGGTTTGCAGGAATAAAAGATTCTGGTCGTGGATGGGGAGGTGGTACGGGTTTATATACAACAAAAGATATAAGTAGTTTTTCTAAAACTCCAATTTCTGATAAGTCTTTAGAAAAATTTTATGCTATTGATACAAGTGATTTAAAATTATATGAAGCGCATACTGAAGAAATCGCACAAGAATTTTATGAATTTATACATCATTTAGAACAGTTATGTATTTCATTAGGAAGTGGTTTTACTGGATTTGAAGATAATTTAAAAGATGTAGATATAAATTCTTTATATAAAACCGCTCAAAAATTATTTCCTAATTTTAAAATGACAATTGATGAATTTGATAGTTTTATTAGCAATATGTCTGAATTGGTATCAAAAAGCGGTATAAAATCAGACGGTACTATAATTCCTAAGCAGATGTATGATTTCAAAAAGGAATATGGTGTAGATGATATTAAAACACGTTTTTTAAAACAATTGGGATATCAAGGCATAGATTTATCTGGAACTTCTTTTGGGACTAAAAAATCTGGGAATGTTCTTTTTGATACAATTGATTCAAAAAGAATTGTTGCTTCTGGTAAACAAATAGATGAAGTTTCTCAACAAGCTAAAAATAATATTTTAGGGATTAAACAAGAGACAGAACAAGTAATTAATTTAAATCAAAAATTAGCAACTAGTGCCGAAAAAGCAGGTCAAGCTATACAACAAGAACAAAAAACAGCTACAGATTCTTTAGTTAAAACTGGACAAAAAATAACAGAAACTAAAAATAAATCAGTTTCTGAATTACAAGAAAAAATTAAAGAACGTACAACTTCTTCTGTTTTAAACGCATCAAATATTTCTAATAAAAACAACCAAACCCAACAACAAGCTCAACAAATACAACAAACCGTTCAACAAGTTGAAAATAATACTGAAGCATCAGAACAAAATATCCTTACCCTCGTTGATAATATTAAAAATTCGTTAGATGGACTTCGCAATGATTTAAAAATATTAGCGGAAATGATTGTTACTATTGCTGGTATGACTGAGCAAAAAGATTATGTCGGTCAAATAGAAAATATTAAAAATGGTATTATTATACTTAATTTATTAATTGTAGAATTGGCTAATAATATAAAATCAATAGATTTTAGTAAAATAAACAAATTAGAAATTTCTACTACTCCATTTGATAATATAGTTAATTCTTTAAATGATATAGTTGATTTAATTGAAAGAATATCTGGTCAGGCTAGTAAAAGTAATTTAAATTCTCAATTTGAATATATACAAAGTTTATATGATTCAATGGTTAATGATAAAGGAAAATTTGTTGCTAGAGGCAATAAAGATAAATTAACATTAATGTATTCATTGTATGATGAATATAAAAATGCTGGTGGGCAAATGTCTCTTCACAGATTAACTGAATCTGAGTCAAATCAAGATAAATTATATAGACAATATGAATACTATAAAAATAGAACAAAAAATAATACTTCTACTAAGACAACACAGTCAGATGAACAATTAAAGTTAGAAAATGAAGCGTTAAAAGAATCTGTAAAAATACTAACAGAAGTCATTAATAATAAACAAAAATTATCTGATGTTGACAAATCTGTCGCAGAAAGTGCCAAGTCTAATGCAAAAGAAGTTGAAAATGAAAATCAAAAATTAAAAGAGTCAAATGATCAAATAGAAAAAGCTAAAAATAAAGCAAATAAATCAAGAAAAGAGCAATCTTCTACTAATTTCACTATAGTAGGAGAATCTTATGGAGATAATGATTCTAATAAAAACAAAAAAACAAAACAATCTCAAAATACTTCTATGATTTCTACAAATGGTTTTACCATGGTAGATGATGGATATGCAGAAGATGTTGAACATACACAAGTTAGAATTCAAAAAGCAGTTAAAGAAACAACTAAACAAATTGAACAACAAAAAACAGAACTTGAAACAATTCCTCATATTGAAGTATTTGAAGGAGAAGTTGTCGGCGCAGAAAAAGAATTAGCCAAAATATATCAGCAAGAATCTGATGAATTTGAAAAAGGATTTAAATCATATGAAGAAGCATATCAATCAATGGAAGAAAGATTTGCAGAATGGTATAAATCACAAGGTTATAATCATACAAAAAGTGTATTTAATGTTACTTCAGGTTTTAAATTAAAATCTGCTACTATTACTAGAGAAAATCCAGAAGATAAAAGTATTATTACTGACAGTTTTAAGAGTATTACCGATAAAGAAACTGGAGAATCTAAAATAATACAAACTAATATCCAATTAATTGATAATGAACAAAAAAGAATTGCCAGTTTTACTAAAGAGCTTGAAAGAAATCAAAGAGAACGTGAAAAATTACAACAATGGATAGCATCTTTTAATAATAAAACATCTGAAAATTTTGTTCAATCAAATCAAATGAAAGAATTAAATCAGTTGGCTAATGATGCTTCTCTTATAAATGAAAAAAGTTTACAAAGAGCAGAAACATTAAAAAGTGAATTAGAAACTGTATATAATAATGTTGTGAGCAATGCAAGAAAAGGTTCTTCTTCTTTAAGTCCTATCCCCAATATGATGTTTGGAGAAATATCTAGAAGAACTAAATTAGATAAAGCTCAATCGACATATGATAAATTAGCTATTAATTGGAATACTGAAGACCCAACAAAAGAATTAGTGAATGTTGAAAAAGAATTAGGGATATTAACAACTTATTATGATGCACTTCGAGAGGCTGTAAATAAGTATAATACAACAGATGAAAGTGGAAATAGAGTCGGTAATATTGTTGAAGTTTCTAATGCTTATGGTACTTTTAATGAACAGTTAAATAAAGTAAATGAACAATTAAACCGTATGAAAATTATTAATACGGAAATAAATGGAAATAAGATTAACAACTTAAATAATTGGTTTAAAGATATACCTGACCCTAGCAGTGCTGGAGATAAAATTGAACGCTATACCGAAATTTACAACCAATTTGTAGAAACTCAAAAGCAATTAAATGAATTAACTACTAATTTAACCAAAGGTACAACTAAAGAACAAACTCAAAAATATGAAGAAGATAAAGAGAAAATACATGAATTGGTTTTAAGATTAGAAGAATTAAAAAAAGTATTATCGTCAGATTCAATGAATATAAATAATCAGATGGGTCGGGTAATAGAACAAAATATTCCTAAAACATCTGATATTGAAGAACTTAATAAAGTAATAGATAAATATGTAGAAGCGAAAGGGAAAATAACCGAATCATCTCGAACTGGAATAATAACCGATAAAGACGGTAATGAATTTATTAAATTTTCAAGAATAATACAAGATACAAAAGGAAAAATATCAGAATTTGAATTTACTTATGATAAAGCAATGGGCACTGTTGCAGTAGCAACTAAAAAAGTACAAGAACCAGAAAGCTTATTTAAGACTCTTGCAGATGAATTGACCACTAAATGGAGAGGTTTATTTACTACTCTTGCATCATTCACTGGTTTTTATCGTTTATGGGGTTATTTTAAACAAGGAATAAATATTATTAGAGAATTTGATACAGCTTTAACGGAAATGCAAAAAGTTTCCAATGAAACAATATCTACACTTCAAAATTATCAAAAAACAACTTTTGATACAGCTGATGCAATAGGAGCAACTGCGTTACAAATTCAAAATAGTACTGCCGATTTTATGCGTTTGGGTGAAAGTTTAAGTGAAGCCGCTGAATCTGCAAAAGTTGCTAATATTTTAATGAATGTATCTGAATTTGAAAGTGTTGATGAAGCAACTAAGAGTTTAATTGCTATGGGGGCTGCTTATGATGATTTATCTAAAATGAATATAATAGATAAATTAAATGAAGTAGGTTTGAAAATAGCCTAAATGTATGGTAACATACAGATATAATACGTAAATATTATATCAGCAAATAGCTATATCGGTTAAAGGCTAGAGATAGTTAAGACCGAGGTAAGACAATGTATTATAAATAAAATAAATAAAAGGAGAAAAATGGGACGTATAATATTAGATGGACAAAAATTTGATATGCTAACGGTAATAGATACAATTTTTAAAAAAGATGATAAAGGTCAAAGTCGAAAATATTGTAAATGTCAATGTGATTGCGGAAAAATTGTTACTATCGGAGCAAGCACTTTAAAAAATAAAAGATACCATTCTTGCGGATGCGCAAGAAAAATGCGTTGGATAGAAAAAAACGGACGAGATATAACTAGCCAACGTTTTGGAAGACTTGTTGTACAAGAGATAATATGGGAAGAAACTCCAGTAAAAGTAAAATGTGTTTGTGATTGTGGTAATACGGTAATATTAAATAAAAATGATGTACAATCTGGACATACCCAGTCTTGTGGTTGTCTTTGGAAAGAAAGAATATCTGAGACGAATACAAAAGATTGGTCTAATTTTATTTCTGATACAGATATTAGATTCATTGAACGGGATTATATGAATGATTTTGGACAATGGATTTGGAAATGTGAATGCCCTTTATGTGGTAATGTCTTTTCTATTTTACCAGCAAAAGTCGTTAATGGTCATACTACATCTTGTGGATGTAGAATATTATCTTCACATGAAGATTATATTGAGAAACTTTTGCAAAAAATGGGAATAATATACATTCGTCAGTATTCTTTTTCGGATTGTAAATATAAATATAAATTAAAATTCGACTTTGCAATTTTCGATAGTGATATGAACATATTATATTTAATAGAATATGATGGTCAACAGCATTTTGTTTCTAAAGATTTTTTTGGTGGAGAAGAAGGGCTAAAAAAAACTCAAGAAAGAGATTCTATTAAAGATGAATATTGTTTAAAACATAACATCCCTTTAATAAGATTAAGGTTTGATTTAACTAATGAGGATATTAAAAAAATTTTATATAATACATTGAAACCGTAGAGACTGCGGGATATTATTGGTAACAATAATATTGAAGCTATTCATCCTTTATAAAGGATGTAATATACAGTCCGAACTCACACTATAATCTAATTTTAATGAAATGTGAGAATAAGGATTAACGTCCTTATCGCTATAATTTTTAATAATTATAGTCAGTAGGTTGATAAACCGAAAGTAACAGATTGAATAATTATGCAATCTCAACTTCAGAGGCTGCTACTGCTCTTCAAAATTCTGCTTCTGCTTTAAAAACAGCTGGTAATGATATGGATGAAGCTCTTGCACTTATTACAGCTGGTAATGCAGTAGTTCAAGATGCAAATAAAGTAGGAACTGGTATGCGTACTATCGCTCTTCGTCTTACTGGCACTAAATCAGCAAAAGAAGAACTTGAAGAACTGGGTGAAGAAACAGATTCAATGTTAACAACTCAATCAAAACTTAGAGACACAATTAAAGAAGCGACGGCAGTTGCTTCTAACAATTTTAAAGGATTTGATATTTTAGATAATAATGGAAATTATAAATCTACTTATGAGATTATGTTAGGTATTGCGGATGTTTATGATGAAATTCTTGAAACAGATAAACAACTTGGTAGAAATAATGCTAATTTATTATTAGAATCTGTTGCAGGAAAGAATCGTGCAAATATCGCTGCTTCTATTTTCCAAAATCCTCAACTTCTTAGGGATGCTTATAAATCTTCTCAAGAAGCAGAAAATTCAGCAATGGAAGAAAATGAAAAGTATATGAACAGTATCAATGGTCATATAGCTCAATTACAAAATGCTTATCAGCAAATGTGGGCTAATAGTATGAATAGAGATACTGTTAATTTTTTCATAGATTTAGGAAAAGCAATTGTTCAAGTTGTTGATAATGTTGGTTTATTAGGTACAGCTTTTACCGCTATTGTGGGAGTAAGAAGTATAGTTGGATATCAGAACGGTAAAGGTTTTGCTTATGAATTAATCAAAGGTAGTAAAGAAGCAATAAAAGCTCTTGCTAAACAAGAGAATCTAATGGGGTCATTAGCTTCTACGGGTATATCCGCTGGTAAAGCAATAGGAGGTAGTTTTTCTGCTGCTATTCCAATGATAATGGGTGTTGGCACGGCTATCGGTATTATTGGTACTTTGATTCATGCGTTCATTAAACACCAAGAACAAGTACGAAAAGAACTTGTAGATTCAGCTAGGACTACTGGTGAAGAATGGCAATCTCAAAAACAATCCCTTTCTGATTACGCATCCCAATATGAAGAATTAAAAACCAAATTAGATACTGGCAACTTATCTGAACAAGAAACTTTACAAACAAAACAAGAAATATATAATATACAAAAACAAATTACAGAACAATATGGTGAAAATGCAGGTAAAATTGATTTAGTAAACGGTAAACTCCGAGAGCAGCTTGATATAATATCTAATATATCTCAAGCCGAAGCAAATAAAATTTGGAATAGTGCTGATTATCAAAAAGGATTTGAAATAGCTAAAAAAGCAATGACTACTGAAAGTGATTATTCTTTAGGTGAGGCTTTTGATATTAATGATATTAAAACAGATGAAGACAAAGCTCTCGCTGACCTGCTTAAACAATATGGAGAATTAAGAAAACCTAGTCGTGATTCTGGGTCTCTTAGTCCTTATCGTGTTATTAGTGGTACTCCTATAGAAGCAGAAGAAAAAATAAATGAATTAATTGAACAAATCGAAACGCTTCAAAAACAAAATCCTAATAATGAACAATTCCAAAAAAGAACTGATGATTTATTAACATATCTTAATACTTATATAGATACGATAACTAAAATAAGACAAGAAAATGAATCGGTTTATTTTGAAGGGTTACCTATTAAACTGATGGCAACAGGTGGCGCTCAAGATTATAATGTATATTCAAATTATCAATCTTCCGTCTCAGACCTTGAATCTGCATATATATCTGGAGATACAAAGAAAATAAATGAAGCTCGTGAAGCTTTTGAAGAAGCTACTAAAGCCAAAGATGAATTCTTAAAAGTACCTAGCAATAATCAATATTCAATGTTATTTGACCAAATAGATACTTCTATTGTTGATACAAAAAATAAAACCGAAGATGCTACCAAGGCGCTTAAAAATGCTCTTCAATTAGGTGATGATTTATCTCGATTTGATGAATATGAAAGAGAAAAACAGATATCTGATAATTATAATAATTATTTAAAAAAAGCAGGCATAGATAAAATTGGTAATATTGATAATACAAATAGACCTATTATCTTCTGGGACAAAGAAGAAGCAGAAAAGCAAAAAGATGCTCTTGAATCTTGGGGAGAATCTGTTGAAGATATTATAGGTGATTATTCTACAGCTTTTGGAGCATCTGAAAAATTTGATGGTATAGAAATTGCTTTTACGCCTATTATTGACGATGGCACAGGCAAAGGAAAATTATTAAACAGAGATACTCTTTATAATTATATAGACACATTAATTAAAAATGCTGGTGAAGGTTGGACTAATGAAGAATTATTAAAACTTGATGCTGAAGGTTTAATAATTGATGACCAAAAAATATCAAATGTAATTGCTCAAATTGGAAATAATATTCAGGGTGGATCTGCTGTTTGGACTCCTGAAAAAATTGCTGAAGACAGACTTCATGAGTGGCAATCGAGGTCGTTAGGATATATTGCTAATTATCAAAATGAATGGAAAGAAGCCATTAAACAAGGTAAATCTTTTGATGAGTATATGCAAAGTCAAGAAAAAGATTTAAAAGATGTTACTAAAGCAACTGGCAAATATACTAAAGAAGACAAACAATTATATCAAGCTTTAAAAAGGGTTATAGATTTAGATATAGATAGAGTTGATGCTGAACAGGCTTTTGATGATAGTGCGAATGGAAGTCAGGTTTATAGATATGCTTTAGAAGATTTAATGAATGCATTAGGATACACCATGGATGATGCAAGCGCTATGATTGATATGTTAGTTGATAATGAAATCATTTATGGTGGTGTCGAAGATGCTGCTCTTTCTGCTAGTGATGCTTATAATCAGTTTTCTCAAGAAGTTGCTACTGCAATTGAAAATGTATCTAAATTAAATACAGTATTATCTGAATCTTCTTCTGGTGCTGGTATTTCCACTCAAAATATTGATGCTTTTAAAGAGATGTTTGGAGATGATTATGTTTATGCTCTTGAAAGAAGTGCAAATGGTTATCATATTAATGCTGAAAATCTTCAAACATTAACTGATAAACAAAAGGCATTAATGAATACTGAATTCCAAAATACATTAGATGCTCAATATGATGCCCTTAAACGTTGTAATGATGAAATTGTTTCAATGAGTAGTCAAGGGCAAGATACTTCTGGTCTTTTATCTCGACGAAAAGATATTTTACAAAGAATACAAGATACTCAAGATTTGATGATGGCATATCAAGCTTCTACTTCTGCTTATCAGACATGGATTAATGCTCAGTCAAATGGTAATGAGTATGATATGTATGATAAAATTGCCGCTGGTTATGATACGGTTAAAGATTTGATTGACCGTGGTTGGAGTGGTGATGATACTGTTAGAAGTTATCTTGATTTGATTTATGGAGAATCATTTGATGCATTTACCGCAAGTGGTGAAGAATGTGCTGAAATGTTTGATAAACTCGATGAAAAAATTGAGGGCACTTCATTTTCAATTCATGATTTCTTCCAATTTGATGACAGCGGTAAATTAACATCTAATGGTATTTTTAATTTCTTTGATGCTCTTAAAGAAAAACAAGAACAGCGTGGGCTTGAAGATAATGAAAAATGGATTAAAGATGATGGCACATATGATTTTGGACTTGGTAGAGATAGAGAAGCCGCTGAAGCTTTAGGAATAGATGTTGAATTTTTCCAATCTATGCTTCGTGCCGCTGTTAGTGCAGGTTTTGAATTAAATCTTGACCAGCCTATGTGGGCGATGAATGAATTAAAAGATAAGGCTGTAGCAGCTCAAGAAGAACTTGATGGATTTAATAATATTGATTTTAGTAAATTTGATGAAGAGTTCTTAAAATCTGATGAAGCATATGACGTATTAAGTGGACATGTTAGTGATGTTTATGATTATATTCAGAAAATCCAAAATAGTGATGAATTAGCTCCTGATGTTAAAACGGATTTAATTGAAAATGCTCAAGATATGTTAGCTTATTTAGTTGCTCTTGAAAGAGAAGCTGCTGATAAAGGTGATATAGATTTAAAAATAAAAGTAGCTGAAAAGGCAACTGATTCAATAAAACAATTAGTTGAAGATGTAGGAAATCTTCCAAAAGAATTGTCAGAATATAATTGGGATTCTATTACTGATGCACAAGGATTAGAAAAAGCTAAAGAATATATTGAAGGATTGAAAGATTCTGGTGCAATAGATACTTCTACTGCCGAATCATTCTTAAATATTCTTTATGACGCTATTGACCAATTAAATATAATTGATAATTATGAAGCAGACCCAGAGTTTAAAGGTAATACTGTTGAGGCTTTTAACGATGTTAAAAATGCCAAAGATGAATTAGAACAATACTTGGCTAATGCTAAAGAACTCGAAAAAGAACATAATATTAAGTTTAATTTTTCTGAAGATGAAAAAGTAAAACAACTTTTATCTATTATTTATGAAGAAGGAACTCTTGACATATTAGGAAGTTTAAATATTGACCCTCAAAAAACATCAGCAGAAATATTTGAAATGCTTGAATCGGGAGAAAGAGATGTTGATGTATTATTACATGGAGATACTGAAGAGTTAGAAAAAGATATAGACAAAGCGGCTGAAGATACAAGTGTTTCTGTTAATAAAGATGAAACTCATATTAAGACCGAAATTAATAAAGAAGAGAATTACTCTTCTACTACAATGGATATCAATGACGAAGCTTATAACCAAAAATTAGCAGCAGATGAAGAACGCATGAATGCTATGGATGGTAAGGATATAGTTGTTGATGTAGATGCTAATACTGAACTAGCAAAACAAAAGCAAGAAGAAATTTTACAAGGAAAGCAGGAAATAGAAGAAAATCCAGCAGAAGCTAAATTCAATGGTGACAATTCTCAAGGAATGAATGCTGTTAATACTTTAATAAGCAAGGGAGAAGATTATAACGGTACTACTTGGTGGGGATACGCTAATCTTGGTGGTAATGCTATAGATAAGCTTAATACTATTGATAATAAATTAAACAATATGACCACTTATAAGTCATTAACCATTGAAACCTTTGAAAAAACCACAAAAATACCAGCAGCCAATGGTACAGCTCATGCATATGGTACTGCATTTTCTAGAGGTTCTGCTTATGCTGGTGGTAATTGGGGTCTTCCTAAAAATCAAACTGCTCTTACAGGAGAGCTGGGAACAGAAATAGTTGTTCGTGATGGTAATTGGTTTACTGTTGGTGATGATGGTGCTGAATTTGTTAATCTTAAGCGTGGAGATATTGTTTTCAACCACGAGCAGGCGAAAGAATTATTAGAAAATGGTTATGTCACTTCTAATAAAGGTCGTGGACATTTAGTTGGATTTGCCAATGGTACTGCTTATTCTAGTGGTTCTAGAAATGGAGCTACTAGAGCCAGAGTTTCTACTAGTAGCAATAAAAAGTCTAGTTCTAAAAAATCAAGCGGTGGTTCTGGCAGATCTTCAGGCGGTGGTTCTGGTAGGTCTGGTGGAGGTAATTCTTCTTCCAAAGATGCTAAAGAAACTAAGAACACATTAGATGAAGTTGAAATCCTTATTGCTCGTATTGAGCGTCAAATTTCTAATCTTGATAAAACCATCAGCAGTACATATTCTGCATGGGCAAAACGCAACAACGCTATTGCTTCTAATTTAAAGAATGTGTCTACTGAAATTAAAGACCAAGAAAAAGCTTATACTACATATATTAAAAAGGCTAATTCTGTTGGTTTATCTGCTGGTTGGAGAACTAAAGTTCAAAATGGTGCGTTTAGAATTGAAGATGTAAAAGATTCTGATTTATGGGATAAAATAAACGAATATAAGACTTATTATGAAAAAGCCTTAGCCGCAAAGGATGCTGTTATTGACCTTAGAGAAAAAGAAGGTGAATTATATAAGCAACTTTTTGATAATCAACAAAGTTATTATGAAGAGGTTATAGCTAATACTCAACATAGTATTGATTTAATTGATGCTTATAATGACCAATTGTCAGAAGCTGGTAGACTTGGTTCAGTAACCAACGTTACTCAACAAATTGCACTAGAGAGAAAACGTCTTGTTCAATTAACAGATGAATATAATAGTTTAATCAGATTAAGAGATAGAGCTGTTAATTCAGGTAAAATTACTAAAGGGTCTGAAGCTTGGTATGAGATGCAACAGTCTATCAACGAAGTCAGTGAATCTATTGCTGAAGCAAATACAAATCTCATCACTTTTGCAAATAATATTAGAGATATTAATTATGACAGATGGGAAAAAGTTCATGATGCTATTGGTGGAGTTGTTAATGAATTAGAGTTTTTCTATGATTTGCTCAATGAAGATGAAATGTTTGATGAGCAAGGTACTATTACTAATCAAGGTATTACTGGATTTGCACTGCTTGCTCAAGAATATGATACATATTTCAGAGAAGTTCAACGTTATCAATCTGAAATTAATGAAGTTAATCGTCAGATGGCAAAAGCTGAAAATAAATATGATCAGAATCTTGTAGATAAATTAAAAGAGCTTAAAGAAGCTCAACAAGATGCATCTGCTAATGCCAAAAAGATGAAAGAATCTATGGTCGATTTAACTGAAGATGGTATTAAAAAACAGATTGATTATGTAAAGAAACTAATTGAAGATTATGAAGATTTATTAGAAACTCAAAAAGACCAAACTGATTATGCTAAAAAAGTAGCTGACCAACAAAAAGAAATTAATAAACTTGAAAAGCAATATAGAGCAATTCAAAATGATAATTCTGAAGAAGGTGCTACTAAACGTCAGCAGTTAAGAGACCAAATTAATGAAAAGAGACAAGACCTTCAAGAGACTCAAGAAGACAGACGTTTGTCTGAAACTAAGGATATGCTTGGAGACTTTGAAGAAAAGTTTGAAGAATTCTTAGAAAATAAACTTAAAAACATTGAAGGAATTGTTAGAGAAGTAATTAATGCTACAAACGAAAATAAGAATGTAATTAAAGATACCATTAATGATGTAGCGAATTCTTATGGTTATACTCCTTCTGATACATTAAAAGCTGCTATTGATACAATGTCTAATAATTTAGTTAGTTATTTTAATGGTAGTTTTGAAAATCCTGCTGTGACTAGTATTGCTGAGGGTGTTGATACTATTGTTAAATATTTCTTATCAGCTCAAAATGCTTCTGAACAAGGAGCTAAAAATAGAATTATGGCTGATAAAGTTAAGGAAAGTGGTACTCATATCCAATCTTATACTGATGCAAACGGAAAAACTAAGAATGGTTATTTCAGAGACGATGGTACACTTGATGAAAAATATACAGGTTGGGCTGCTAAGAATGGTAAGACATATCGTTTTAATAACGGTGAACAAATGTCTGGTTCTCAGTTTATCAATATTGGTGGAAAGACATACCATTTAGATAGTGATGGTTCTAGGGCTACTAATACTTGGAGAAATGTTGGTGGTAAATTATATTATTTCAATCAAAATGGCGAAATGCTAAAAGGACTTCAAACTATTAATGGTAAAAAATTCTATTTTGATAATGCTGGTGTTAACCAAAAAGGTCTTCAGACTATTAATGGTACTAAATATTATTTTGACAAAAATGGTATGGTTACTAATAACTGGAGACAAGTAGGTAAAGATTTGTATCATTTTGGAGCTAATGGTAAGATGTCTACTGGTCTTCAGACTATTAATAATAGAAAGTTTTATTTTGATAAAAATGGTGTTAATCAAAAAGGTCTTCAAACTATTAATGGCGCTAAGTATTATTTTGATGGTAAAACTGGAGCTATGATTGTGAATGACTGGAGACAGGTTGGAGATGGTTTGTATCATTTTGGAGCTGATGGTAAAGCTTCAAGTGGCTGGTATAAAAGAAAATCTGGGCAATGGAATTTCTTTGACCCTAAAACAAAAAAGATGATTAAAAATCAGTGGATTCATAAAGGTACAGTAACCGTAAAACCTGTTAAAGGTGATTATTATCTTGATGCAAACGGCTTTATGGTTGCTAATGGTAAAAAGAAAACAAACAGGGGATGGCTCACATTTGATACAGATGGTAAATGGAAAGGTTATAAATCTGGTACTAAAGGTGTTTCTCGTGATGACCTTTATTGGACAAATGAAGGTAATAAACCTGAAGCAATTATCAGGAAATCAGATGGTGCTATTCTCACTCCTTTGAGTAAAGGTGATTCTGTGATTCCTAATAATGCCATGAAAAATATGTATCAGGCATTAACTGATCCAGCTAAATATCTTAAACAATATACTGCACCTGATATAAAAGTCATTCAAAGTAATAATAATAATTCTAATAATCAACCACCTGTTGTGAATATGCAATTTATCGCTAATGGTGTTCAAGATGCAAATAAATTTGTAAATGATTTAATGAATAATAAAAAGCTGGAAAAATGGGTTCAAGAGATTACATTAGGTCAAGCTAATGGTAATAATAATTATAAAAAGTATAGTTATGTTATACGTTAATATATCACCCTATTCTGTAAAAGGAATAGGGTGAATTCATTTTAAATGAGAGGAGGGATGAGAGTGAGATTTAGAGACTTTGAATATGATGGCATAGCTTTAAGCGATAAAGGATTGGCTATTATTAGTTTTGATGGTGTTCAAGACAGTGATATTGAAACAGATTCACAAAGAACTTATAATTCAATATCTTTATTTGGTGGAAGATATCAACCTTTTATTACCAGTGTTTTTGAAGATAGATTGGAAGTAGAATTTTCTATTGGCAAGAATTATTGTGAAGATAATATGGATAATCCATATTTTACGATTCAAGAAATTGAAGATATACAGTATTGGCTCAATCGTCCTACTTCTCATAAATTTAAAATATTAGATGATTTAGAATATGCAGATGTATATTGGGAAGGTTCTTTTAATATTCAATGGGTAAAAATAGGTGAAGATACAATTGGATTTAACGCCACTTTTATTTCAAATCGTCCTTATGCAATTGGGAATGAAACTTTATATGAAAAAGAATTAGGTGGGAACGCTGAATTGGTTTTAGCAGATTTTTCATACGATGAGGGAAGTATTATTCCAACGGTTGTTATAGAATTAAAAGAAGGTGGAGATTTAAAACTTACAAATACTTTTAATGATGTTGAAACAACAACTGAAATTAAAGGGTGTGTTAGTGGTGAAATAATTACATTTGATAAATTAATGCAAGTGTCCTCTTCTATTGAGTCCCATGATATTTATAATAATTTTAATTGGGTCTTTCCTAAAATATATAATATGTATGGAAACACGATTAATAAATTTAAATCGAATTTAAATTGTGATTGTAAGATTACTTATAATCCTGTAAGGAAGGTGACTTTCTCATGATGGATTATAGATATAATGGAAAAATAGAAACTGATATTGATAAGAATATATTAACTCCAATTATTGTATTATGTACTCGTTCTGGTAGAAAGATTGGAGTTATTAATAATATAAAAAATTTAAAATGCAACCATCCTATGGGAGATGCTGGTGAAATAAGCTTTGATATTTATAAGGAAGTAAATGGTACAAAAAATATTTATTGGGATTTTATAAAAGATTTTAAACTTATATTTTTACCAACTGTTGCAGACCGTAGGTTTAGATGGTATGAAATTACCGTAAATATAGATGAAAGCAATGATACTATAAAACATGTTACAGGTATTCATGCTAATGAAGCTGAACTTGGACAATTAATGCTATATGATGTTGAAATTAATACAGAGAATGATATAGCCAGAGATGATTATGAAATAATTACTATAGGTGGGAAGGAATATGGGACTGTATTTTTTAATCCTGAACATCCTAAAGCTTCTTTGTTACATCGTATATTATCTGATAAGGCATCGCACTATTCTATTGTCCATGTAGACGACACTTTAAAAAACATTCAAAGAGAATTTAGTTTTAATGGCACTTCTATAGCTGATGCATTAAGACAAACGATTGCTCAGGAAGTTGGATGTTTATTTATATTTGGTGAAGCACCGAATAATCTTGATGATAATATATTTCATAGGACATTATCTGCTTATGATTTAATGGATTATTGCGAAGATTGTAAAGAACGTGGAAATTATACACAAGGCGTTTGCACTAATTGTGGAAGTAAAAAGATTAAATATGGTTATGGTAAAGATACTGGGATTTTTGTTAATGCAGAAAATTTAACAGAATCTATTTCATTTTCATCTAATACAGACCAAGTTAAGAATTTTTTTAAGATGGGTGCTGGTGATGAATACATGGAGGCAGCTATTAGAAACTGTAATCCAAATGGTTCTAATTATCTTTCTTATTTTTCTGATGAAATGAAAGAAGACATGTCAGATGAATTAGTGGAAAAATTAAATGAATACGAAACTTTATATGATAGTTATTTAAAAGATTATGATATATTTCTTCCAGCAAATAATGTAGAAGAATATAATAAATTAGTTAATAAATATCAAAATTATATTAAAGAAGCTATTCCAGTGATGGATGCTATAGTTAAAGGGTATGGAGAATTAACTAATTATGATTATAATGCAGTTAATTTTAAAGATTGCTTGCAAACAATTATGATGCCAGCTTCTGGCGAAGTTGTTGAAACAACAGCACAAGAACAAATAGAAAAATTAACTGTTGAATCTATGTCTCCAATTGGAACAGAAGACTCTTCTGCTCTATCTTTAACAGCTGCTAATACAGCTGTACAAACATACGCTAAAGTTTATGTAGATAGTTCAAGATATAAAATTGAAACAAATGATTCAACATATGAAAATAATATTTGGTCAGGAACTATAACAGTAACTTCTTTAACTGATGATGAGGATACAGCAAGTACAATTCTAAGTATTGAGTTTAATAATGACGGTGCTCAGTTTTTAAAACAAAAAATTCAGAAAATGATGGAAGAACATAAAGTTGAAGATATAGGTGATGTATCTTTTCTTCAAGAAGATTATACAGATGAAGAATTAGAAACTATATTTAAACCAAGACTCAAAAAATATTCTTTAGATGCATTAAGTCTTCTTGATGATTTGTGTTCAGCCACTATGGATATTTTAGCTGATGCAAATCAAGGCACGGCAGATAGTCCATATTATGAAGAATTTTATCATCCTTATTGGAAAAAACGAAAATTGATTATGGAAGAAGAAACTGTTAGAGAAGAAGAAATTAGAATTGTTGAACAAATTATTGAAGATATAGATTTTATTCGAGAAGATATAATTAATACTCTTGATATGCGAAATTATTTTGGTGATAAATTATATTCTGAATTAATGCTATATAGAAGAGAAACGGAATATTCAAATACTAATTTTATATCTGATGGTTTAACCGATAGTGAAGTAATAGAAAAAGCTCAAGAATATTTTAAAAGAGCACAAAAAGAAATTATCAAAGCTTCTACTATTCAACATTCTATTAGTTGTTCTTTATATAATTTGTTTTTAATTCCTGAATTTAGAAGAATATTAATAACTGACGATACTTCTCAAATTCAATATATTGGAGAAGGATTATATGTAGATGGTAATGGTCAGGTTCATAATGTAGGTGATGAACCAAGTGTGATATCTTCTGCTTTAAAAAGGTTTATTGATTTGTTTGATAGTGGTAACTGGTTAAGAGTTAGAGTTGATGATAAGGTTTATAAATTAAGATTAATTAATTGGGAAATTGATTATGAGAATCCAGAAGAATTAGATGTGGAATTTTCTGATGTAATTTATACAGGAGATACAATGTCTGACATTGCCAGTCTTCTATCTCAAGCTCGTACAATGGCAACTAGTTATAATGCTGTGATGAGACAGGCAGAAAAAGGTAATAAAGCAAATCAAACAATTCAACAAACTCAAAAACAAGGACTTATATTAAATCAAAATAAAATAATTAATGATGTTGATACACAAAATTTTGTATTAAATTCGCAAGGTGCTTTAATGAGGGCTAAAAATGATTTTGATGATGAATATAGTCCTGAACAAATTAAGCTTTTAAATAAAGGTATATATTATACAAATGATGATTGGGAAACGGTAAAAGCTGGTCTTGGTCATTTTATGTATTATGACCCTGAAACAAAAACAACCAAAGAAGATTATGGTATTATTGCTTCTACGATTGTTGGTCAATTGTTATTAGGCGAAAATCTTAAAATATTTTCTGAATCTGGCAAATTTGAAATGGGTGATGGTGGTCTAAAGATTACCGCAAAAGACGGAGAAGATAATACCGACCTGTTTGTTGTCCAAAAAGAGAAGGAAGATGAAGAAGGTAGAAAATATGTAGAAAAGTATATCTATGTAGATTCTGATGGCGAGGTTAAGATAGCTGGAAATTCAATTACCCTTGGTGGTAAACCACTTGTTGAATATGTGGATGATGTAATTGATGAATCTGTTGAAGATGCTATGCCAGTTATTGTCGAGATAGATTCTAGTGCTGGAAACATATTTAAAAATCGTGGAATTAATACTATATTAACTTGCAATGTCAGGCGTGGAAATGAAGATATTTCAAATAAAGTTTCTACATATCATTGGATTAAATACGATATGAATGGTCGTGAAGATAAAAGTTGGAGCAGAGAGAACACAAAGACTATAACACTCTCTTCTGCTGATGTTCAAAGTAAAGGCATTTTTAAATGTGAAGTTACACTTATTTGATAGAAAGGAATAAATATATGGCTCAGACAACATATGGTTCAATAACGATTGTGGATATTACAGATGCTGGTTCGTTATCAGTTTATCCTACAAGTAATTTACCACTTTCGATTGTGTATGACCCCAACACAGGAACGGGAGGAACGTATACACCTAATTGGGGTTCAAATAATTTAATATTAGAACCTAAAATTTATTATAATAACACGGTTCTTGTACCCTCAGATATTCTTGATGACCCTAATAATAGCATTGTTTGGAAAAGGCGTGAGGGTATTGGAAATATAACAAATCTCAAATCTGGAGAAACTGTAAGTAGTGGTAATCTGATTGTAAATCAAAATCAATTTGATGCAACATCTCCTACATGTCCTGCAATGATTACATATATTGTCACTGTAACATACAAAGACCCTTATGTTAATGTTGCGTTAACGGCAGAAGGACAAATAACATTCAGCCTTATCAAATTAGAGGCTACTACCAAAACATGTAGTATTGTTGGTGATACAGTTTATAAATACGATTCAGACCAAAAATTGGTTAGCTCTGCTGATATCGCCTTAACAGCTATGTATAGTGGCGTTGATTTATCAGAATGGCAATATAAAAACCCTTCAACTGGGGCTTGGACAAAATTTCCAAATTCTTCAAACACATCCACTTTTGTGGTTAATGAAACAACGCATAGCGCAATGTTTACACAAGATGGTGTATTAAATATAAGATTAACCACAACCGATGAAAACGTTTTTGATTTGCATACCATTGTTAAATTAAAAGATGGTGCAAAGGGAACTGACACTATTACTGCTGTTTTAACAAACGAAGACCAGATGGTAGCAGTACCTACTACAGGCTCAATTGATTATTCACAGGCAAAAAGCCAAATTATAATTTATAACGCTGGTAAGGTTGATACGTCTAACTGGACTATTGAATTGTCCCCCAGTTCTGGAAGCGCATCTGGAATTACATATACAGCATCAAAAACTGTTGCTAATAATGACACTGTAGAAGTTACTGGTATTACTGGAGACACACGTTCTATTACTTTTACATGCACAGATAAAAGAGAGCAATATGCTCAAATTATTAAAACATTTTCTATTGTAAAGGTTGCGAAGGGTGCTGATGGTAAAGACCCAACAATATATTCATTGGTATGTGATGGTGTTGCAATAAATGCAACAAACGCACATGCGGAAAGCACTGAATCTACAAGTGCTATTACATATACCCCGTCGTCATTATGGGTACGTGCATATTCACAGACGGGTAATGGGGAAAGAACTTTATATAGTGGAAGAATTGTAATTACTTCTGGAAATGATGAAATTTATAAAAGGAACGTAGATGAATCAAGTCATGAAATTAATTCAAGTGAAATGGCATCGGCAAAAGATAATGGTTATATGACCGTTAGTCTTTATGCGAATGGTGGCACAACTACGCTTTTAGATACACAAACAATTGTTATCACATCTGATGGAGCAAAGGGTGCTACTGGTAAAGATGGAAACAAGGGCGCTGACGCAATCAATGTTATACTTGGTAATCAAGCAGATGTAATACCTTGTTCTTCTAATAATAAAACGTTAGCTAGTGTTCCGATTGACATACCTTTTGTTGCATATAAAGGGACAACACAAGTTCCATGTACTGTTGCTGGAAGTGTATTAATTTTAGGTAAAACGGCTGAAATTACTGATGCGACTGCAACCAATATTGGTCATATTACTTGTGAAATTGGCGCTAATACTACTATTACCAGTCCTACTGGTACTGTGTCAATTACATTCTCCTGTGAGGGTAAGAATATTGTACATACTTATAGATGGACAAGAAGTACGGCTGGTGCTAATGGCACAAATGCAAAGCTGTTTGAGGTATATACGATTGGTGGAAATGTTTTCACGAGTAGAGAATCGCAAGATATAACAATGCATGGAAGATTAATGGATGGTTCGTCTGATGTCACCGCCAGTGCTACAGATTGGAAGTGGTATGTGTATGACCCAGAAGAGGGAACACAGGGTGGTTATAGGCTTATTGCTGGGCAAGGCACAAGTCCAGCAGTTGTAGGAGAAAGTACGTTAACAATTAATAACTCTACTGTGCATGGGTATGCATCGTACAAAGTAACTTGTAATTATAATAATAGTGCGAAACCATATGAGGCGTACTATGTTCTCCTTGATAAATTAGACCCGATTCAAGCGCAAATCTTTTCTTCTATTGGAAATCAGATTGTTAACAAACAAGGCGTAGGTGCGTTATATGTTATAGTTACCGATACTGGAACTGGTGAAGAAGTTGACGCATTAAAGTCCGATAGGTTTTTAACGGCAGACCCTTCTGGCGGTTCGAAAAACGATTATTATTATCTTTTGGATAGTACTCATAGAACTGTTACCCTAAGAAAACATAATGGTTCTGCTTGGAAAGATGCGGACGCATCTGATTTACCAACTGGGGAATATAAATGGACATATAGAGATATGAACGGTCAATCAATAGTTCCAAGTGGAATGGCTACAAATGGAAAAGTTATTTATATTGATAGTTCATTTGTAACTAAAAAATTGACTGCCGATGTTAAGGTTAGTATTTAAAGGAATAGAAAGGATATAGAATGGTAACATATAGCACATATACAATAACTGAGGTGCAAGAAGGGTCACAAATATGGACATCTTCTGCCGCTCCTACTACTCCAAATTATACTTTCGATGTCTCCCATCTGACAGGTGATTCTGATGTTCCTATCAGAGAGGGAGATATTATTTTAAATAGTTATTATAGATATACCGTGTTATCAATATCAAGTGATGGCACAACTGTATTAACTGGTAATAGGACAAGTATAAGAGGTGCGACTGGTGCGGCTTCTGTAACATATGCTCTTATTGTATCAAACTTGGCTATTGTTAAAGATAAAAATGGAAATCTATCTCCCAGTACAATCACTGTTACCGCTAAATCGCAGACTGGTAGTAATGCGATGGCAAACTATACTGGGAGAATTAAAATTGAAACAACAACAAATAATTCAACTTGGACATCAAGGATTAATGAAGATGCGGCTACTAAGACTTATACAATCCCAAGTGACACTGTAGCAATTAGATGTAGTTTATATCTTAAAGGTGGTACTACCACTCTCCTTGACCAACAGACTGTTCCTGTTGTGAGCGATGGTATTGATGGTACAAATATTACAATTACATCAACATCTGTTACTTATCAAAAGGGAACAAGTGGTACTGTTAAACCTACTGGAACTTGGGAAACAGATGTTCAATCTGTATCTGTAGGACAGGGTGAGTATCTTTGGACAAGAACTATTGTTAATTATAGTGATGGAAGTTCTACAGAGGCTTATAGTGTTTCAAGAAATGCAGTAAATGGTACTAATGGAACAAACGGTAAAGATGGTAAAGATGGAACAAATGGTAAGGATGGTACAAGTCCGACCGTATCTTCAACAGTGACGGAATATGCTCAATCTACTAATGGTACTACTCCACCGACAAGCGGATGGGATACAACACCTAAAACTGCTACGGCTGGTCAATATATGTGGACAAGAGTTACTGTTACATATTCAGATAGTGCTACGGCAGTTTCATATACAGTTTCTAAAAATGGTACAAATGGTACGAATGGTATAAATACGGCTACAGTATATTTGTATAAAAAAGGCACTACTGCTCCATCTGTTCCAAGTGGAAATACGACATATACATTTAGTACAAAGAAACTTACTGGTACATTAGATAGTTGGACACAGGAAATACCAACGACTGGTAGTGGGCAGTGTTATGTTACTGCGGCTGTTGCAAGTTCAAATGGTACAACAGATACAATTGGTACTGGAGAATGGTCAACACCTATTCAGTTCAATGGGACTAACGGAACAAATGGTACTAATGGTACGAATGGAACAAATGGACTTAATCAAGCAACTATATTTTTATATAAGCGTGGGACAAGTGTAACAAAACCTACAACCTCTGTCACTTATACATTTTCTACTGGTAAGCTTAGTGCAGAACCAAATAGCTGGACTAGAAACATACCAACAATTAATGGTAGTCCTTGTTGGGTTGTATCTGCGACTGCAATTGGTAATGGAACAACTGCTACTATTGCTGGGAGTAATTGGTCAGACCCAATCAAGCTTGTAGAAGACGGTGCTGACGGTAAAGATGCATATTCAATTATATTAACAAATGAGAATCATACATTTGCTGGAAATACAACTTCTGCTATTGCCAGTGAAATTGAATGTAATGTTATTGCCTATAAGGGGACAACGCAGATTGCGGCTACCATTGGTACGATTACTGGTCAACCAACTGGCATGACTACAAGTTTGTTAAATAACGGTACAGTTAATGCGGCATTTAAAGTAAATGTCACTACATCTATGATTACTAAAAATGGAGTATTAAATATTCCTATTACTGTGGATGGTAAAGCTTTTACAAAAAAATTTACTTATGCACTTGCGCTTAAAGGTAGCACAGGTACTAGTGAAAATTTATTAATGGATGTTTATGCTTCATCTTTAACAAAAGTTGACGCACCTTGGGATAGATATTTATCTAACGCAAGTAATACTACTATTACTGGACAGTTTATTGCGGAAGCCAATTTACCAGACCCTAATGCAACACATTTCTATAGAATTACAGATAGTTCTGCGTCTACAAAAGGACGAGGTTTATGTTTTTATGACAATGGAACTCCACCTTTTATAAACGGACATACATATAGAATTGGATGTTGGGTAAGAAAACATGCTGGTGAACCTAAACTGAGCATAAATTTGGGTAGTATGGGCTCATCATGGCTTGTTAAATATAATGTTGAGAATACTGAATGGCAATGGGTGGAAGTAGTACATACTTTTGGAGATACAGACCCAAACGTGTCTACTCAAGACACCTCATATAAAAGATTATATTTTTATTT